TCAACTTCGAATTGACGAAGTTTGCTAGAACTGTTAGCCTTGCTAACTTATCTATTTCCTTCTTTTTATTCATGTTGTGCCTCCTTTGGCTTATTATATATATAATGATGTCCTAACTAATTGCAAGTATTTATATCAGAAAGTTGTGGATAACTTTTTCCTAAAACAGCATTCGGTGTCAGCAGACCCACCTGCTGGACAGCTCAGGAAACTAGCACCGGTCCTAATGAAAGGCGAAGGAACAAATGGAGAATGGAGAGCAAAATCCAGAAAACCAACAGCAGTAGCCAGCTGGTCAGGATCTCCTTTACCAGTAGACCAATGCCAAATGGTAGCTTTGTAATGGAGATCGTAATGAACGCACCGGCAATACAAAGCATACCAAACCACAAAAGAAAAGGTGGCACTTACGCAGTCGCCCTTTCTTCATCATCTTTCTCTGCGATAATCTCACGACACACATCTTCGCATGCCCACCACGCCAGCAGGTTCCTGAGCTGCAGGTCACTACCCACTTCTTTAGATCCATTAAATGTCACGATCAAATGGAGAATGGAGTCGCACCCCAGGTCATCCGCCATGTTGCTTAGCCTGTCCCAAATTTCCTCACAATATTTCTTGTAGAAGGATTCGGTGTCTGCGTAGTATATCAACTCAGAAACTGTGCCACCAGCACAGCCGTGTTCTGCAGTATCTTCAATGGTGCTGCTCTCCTGAGTTTCCAGGAGCCACTCACGAATGGAGTTTTGTTCGAACTCAACAGGCATCAGGCTTCTCCTGCAGGCTTATGAACCAAGGCACCCTGGTCCATCCGTGTTTGTTTAACAGCAAATGGATAATGTGATCGTATTTATATTCTTTCATCTTCGCCTCCTTTGTTCGGGGGGCTATGCCTTGTAATAAGTATTACGGTTGTTTAAGTTCGGATACATTTCTCCGAAGGCAACTTGCACCCCCTTTGTTTTAGAGCGAATGAGTAAGCAAGACTAACAAGTGCGACCCAGCATACCCACAGTCGCCAGTGTTTAGACGCTCTGCGATTCAGGATCTCGAGTCATTACGGCAACTACCTGAATCTAGGCTTAAACAATCTGTATCTTGAGACAATGTCAGCCATAGAATATATATAGTCCTAATTAGTTAGGATGTCAAGAGCTAATGTAATCTTTTTTACACACGTGTGTCAGCAGGTTACGCCGGGATGCTTACCATTGTATATACCCATACCCAAGATATGTTTTGACAATGGAGAATGAAAAGTGGTGCACCATCGCTGATGCACCGTTCATGTGTTTGGCTAACATGAATAAAGAAGGAATACCTCTGCACTACCATCTCCTGACGCTGGTGTCAACAACTACCTGCTGGTCTGCAGACAGCTCCGGCCTCTCTAGTAATGGAGGATAGGGATGGGCTTATTAATGGAGAACAATGGAGCTTGGTGAATCACCCGGTGTCCAGGATCCCAGCAGGGCTGTCAACTGTTCCCAGTCCAGGGCTCGGGGACGCTGGGGAATGGACAGTAATGGAGGTACACGGTCCACGATATGAGGACAACGGACAATGGACCCTGAGAATAATTTAATGGTCTTCGAACGAGGGTCTCTGGCAAGAACAAACACGGGTGCGTCCAACGAATAATGCCGATTTATCCACGCAATTTGATGTGGTGAAAAGTTAATCTTGTTATCTTTTATTATCTTTAGTTCAACCCAAAAACAACGTTTAAAAAAACCATGTAAATCAGGTATTCCAAGACCACTCGTTGCTTCAATTCTTGTCCATACAACAAGCTTTGTATTTCTCTTTAATTGTTGCCAAAGATTACGCTCAATCATTGTGCATGACTACCTGGATCTCCTGACTTTCTATGTCAACATATATGATATTTACTCTGAGTTTTTTCTGTAATGGAGTTCTAGGTCTGCTAATGTGATGACCCTTTCTTGCACCAGATTTACGTATGGATTTCGTTTTCACGTCATACAAATTAATCTTACCTTTGCGGTCAACAGTAACAAAGTCTACACAACCAGTATCATGTATCGTCTTGAATACTAAGTTGCCCATCTTCATCAGGTGCACTATCGCCATCGCTTCCGACAGATTCCCCTTGTAATGTTTCCTGTTCAATAACT